ACCCCACTGCACCATCCCGCAGGCTGAGCCGCTCGTAGGTGCGCAACGTCCGGTGACGCCCGGGCGTTTGCTGCAGCAAGATGTGCCGCTGTAGTTCCGCAGGAACGTAAGGGCAAAGGCTCCAAACAATCCTTACTTGTTATACTACACTACCTGCTAAAAAATAACACCACATTTATGGGGGGTTGTGAGCAGGAAATTTTGGGAGGGGGTTCCAACCTCCGTCACATGTCTTCAGTCATGGGACTCCCTTCCAAACGGAGATGGTTGAGATGAAGACGGAGGCTACGCCAGACGGATGCACTTCAGTACGTAAGTATCTCAACGACCGTAGCCTGTGCCCACGATGGAGATTATGCAGCGGGTGCGAAAGGGTACGAGCAAAGAGGAATCAGTGGAAGATCGCTAAGAGCTTGCAATATGATATCGATTTGTCTGAAGAACAAGGAGCACCACTGAAAGTGGGGATACTAACGTCGACTTTACCCGGTAAAGATTCGGCGATTCGGGCAGCCAGTCTAAGTGAGCAATATGCTTACTTGACAAAGAGGACTACAATGTCCGGTTACACTGGATGGCACAGTATGCGTGGGCTTAACACCAAACTGAAAGAATGGGGCATATCCGGAGGCTCCCATTTCATTGAATTTACCAATGGCTCTGGTAACCAATGGAATACACACATGCATTCCGTGTTGGTAGGATTTGAAGAAGACTGGAAGGTTCCTCTCAAGGAAACAACAGCTGTTCGAGAATGGAATGACGATCTAACGATGAAGCTTCAGACAGAGAAGCTTGAGAATAAGACCAGGAGTAACAAGCGTGTTCTTGCACCGCTTGGCCTAGGTCGTCTGTACACTTTGGACATTGCCAGCCCCGATGAGATGGCATCAATTGCACGTTACTCTGCGAAAGTTGAGTACGTGACAAAGCCAGTTAAAGTCCCGAAGGGTCAACTTCCTGAAGTCAGCGATTTCCTTAATGGATCGGTGCAAATGAAGGATGTTACTTTTGGCGGGATTACGAGTTCGAAGGCAACTCGGAGTATCCCTCGACTTGCTCGACCATTTGGAGACTGGATGAGAAATGGACCGGAAAGACAATTTAGTTGGTCTTAACGTAAGTGTTCTATGGCACGCCGTAATACATCCCATGTGAAGAAGAAAGTCAGTAAAGACCCTTCTTTTAGTAAATTAAAACCCCTGGGTTATTTTCCCGTTCAGCGGAAGATTCCTATTGGAAACAACGCAGGGCCCGCAACACAAGTTGGTCTTGTGGATGCCGGACGAATTCTATCACTTCAGAATCATCGCCTTTACAGATATGGAAAGCGTTACGAGATGAAAATCGATGCAGACGTTACCGTTCTCGAAGGTGGTAATTCCATTACCGTATGGGCTCTTGCCGATACATGGGCTGTTCAGAAGTCCTATGAAGAAGCGAAACGCGTCTTTGATGATGCTTACAGCATCGAACGAGACAGTATCTTGAAGACACAACAAGCTCGCTGGTTTGACTTTAGAGCAACTGTCGGTGTTACAGGCGATTTGATGGTACCGGTCGTCTCAGCCGATCCGATAACATCCGGCTTAACTTATCTCACCACAGGTGAATTCATCGATTCAGTCGTTGAAGACCAGGCTGGAGTTACAAGGACGTTCTCCTGGAACCCTACAACTTCAGTATCTGCATATTCGATTCCAGCAGAATATGATTTGGCTGCTAATACCAATTGGGCTCCGACTACCCCAACGGGTGCGGGCCCGTATGACGATTTGAAAGCGGATGCATCTCAAGTTGAGATGGATGCGCTACAGGATAACGGCAATCTTCCGCCGTACAATCGCAACACTCTCCCACAAGTGTGGGTGAAGATCGCTACTTTACAGCTATCATCAAGTGATGGAGCACAACGAATCAGCACAGGGTTCTTCCCAGCACCCTGTGGGCAAGTCGTCCTTCAGTTGACAGGTGGATTAAACACGTCCAACATTTCTAATTTGGTAACGTGTGAATTCAAAGCCGGTGATTACAAAGGCGTCAAAGCTCATAACATGGAGCGGATGTCATGATACCAGAACAACCCTCAGCAGTAGATGTTTCCATTACTGCAGCAAAGGTTGGATCGATCGTGGCTCACGTTCGAAATAATAACGTTGCATACCTGCTTGGTATTGGCATCGCCCACATGATCGGGATTACCGAACAGGTGTGGTCGTATGGTAGTGGAATGTGCTAAACTTTCCGTAGACGATCGCACGTGCGATAATTGTCGACATCTGGCAAAGCAAGATGACTGCTTCCCAGTGATTCAAGGCGAGTTGGGTTCGAAACCCATCGTTGCATTTCATCATTGTATCTGTTACAACTGCGGGCATGAGTGGGTGCTATGACCCCACTGCACCATCCCGCAGGCTGAGCCGCTCGTAGGTGCGCAACGTCCGGTGACGCCCGGGCGTTTGCTGCAGCAAGATGTGCCGCTGTAGTTCCG